ACGAGATTACGAACAACCCAACCAGCAAGGACAACAGAATACAGATAACGAAGAAAGACATACAGCAAAATGTCCAGCACTTCAAATGGTACAAAATACAGGTTGGATAATGAGATTGCACCAAGATATAAAACTAAAAACATTTGCTGATGGTGAAGATATTAATTTTGATATACCTTTTCAATCACAACAACAACCTATTGTATCAAAACATATGACACACGCATTTTATCCTTTCTTTGAAAACTGGCCAAAAAATACAATGAAAAAGATAATTAAGATTAATCTACCTTGGATGGCTAGAATACCTAAAGGTTATAAACTATTACAGACACACCCATTTTTATTAGATGATAATAGATTTACAACTATGTCAGGTGTACTTGATCCTCATTTAGGAATTGCTGGTGTAGGAACTATACCTATGTTTTGGCATTGTGTAGATGATGAAGAAGAAATTATATTAAAAGCAGGAACACCTCTTGCACAATTCATATTAATACCAAAAGAAGAACCTGATTTTACACAAGTTGATATAACTGAAGATCCTAAATTTGAAAAAGAATATAAAATGAATCAATTACTATTAGCAGGCACATTTAATAGAAGTTACAGCAAAGTAAAAGAGTTTTGGAAAAGGTACGGTTGGTAGAATGGTTTGGTCTAATAATGAAAAAGGACTTGTTGAAGAACTAAACAAACTTTCTATATTTGCAGACAATCCATTAGTTGTAGAAGGCACATCATACGCTGCCTTTGACGCAATTAGTGATAAGTATGTTTGTGAATTTAAGAAAAGAAACTTTGAAAGCGACCACAAGTATGCTTTAGAAGGTCTTATTATTGAGAGAAAGAAATACGATAGTTTGATTGAGAAAAGTGAATTTTTTAAGAAAGAGGCATTGTATATTAATAAGTTTACAGACAACAAGATAGTAATATGGAACTTAACTGATATGACAAAGTTTAGTTTTGATTTCAAATGGCATATGAAGAAAATGAACAAGAGAACTTTCCAATCTAAATTTGACAAGACAGAAAAAGAAGTAGCACTATTAAAACCTAAAGACGGCAAAGTATATGAGTAGAGTATTCTGTATCGGTAATGGTGAGAGTAGAAAGCATTTAGATTTAGAAACATTAAGACCACACGGCAAGATATATGGTTGTAATGCTTTGTATAGAGATTTTACACCAGATGTAATTACTGCTGTTGATATGGGTATAATGCACGAGATATACAATTCAGGTTATGCACAAGACAACAAGTGTGTGTTTAGAGATTGGAACACAATGCCAGGTGAAATGTATGAACAATTATTATATGCAGGTCAAAACTATTCAGACCAAGATTACGATTTAATTAAGAAAGAAAATGTAATCAACAGTAATGAACGAGGTGATCGTAAAGAGTTTGTATTACACGGTTCTAATTTAGCAGGTGTGATAGAGATAATGAAAAAGAATAAGACTAGAGAAGAAAAGAAAGTTAATCACTCATTAATAAATGTAAGTTGGGTTACCAGCGATGATAAGGTCAGAGCAGTACAAGACTATATGATTAACACTTCAGGCGATACTAAAGATAGAGGTTGGGCTGCAGGTCCTACTTCAGGTTACTTTGCAGTACAAGATAATAGTCCAGATGAGGTATTTCTACTAGGACACGATTTAGAGAGTCATAATGACAAACTAAACAATATATACAAAGACACAAAACATTATGGTCTAAAAGAGGCACACAAGACACCTAGTGTCAATTGGATAAATCAATGGCTAGAACTAATAAAAGAACATCAAAACATCACTTTCTACAAGGTAAATCCAAACGGAGGCGATGGTTCAGACCCTATTAGTACAATACCAGAGGCGTGGGCAAGTATGAAGAATATAAAATATATTGACTATACCACGCTTGACAATATGCTCAAATAGTGTTATAATGAAATTATGTTAGACGGATTAATTTACAGATTATTAAATAGTATCGTTTCTACTTGTGAAAAGTTAAAAGAAAAGATGATACGAAGATCATTGCCTAGTCCTGCTAAATCAGCAAGTGCTTGGGCAAAAGATTATGCAAAGTGGAAGAAAAACAATACTAAATAATAATACATTCCGATTAAACAGGAATATACAAATACAACGAATATAATAATATAAGGAGAATACGAATATGGATTTTGAAACATTAAAATCATCATCAAGTAACTTTGATAAACTTACAAAGGCACTTGAAACAAACCTCAATCCCGAGGACAATTCAAACAAGAACAAATACCAAGACGATAGATTTTGGAAACCAGAGTTAGACAAAACTGGTAACGGTTATGCTGTTATTAGATTTTTACCTGCTGTTGAAGGCGAAGACTTGCCTTGGCAAAGAGTATGGTCTCACGCTTTCCAAGGAAATGGTGGTTGGTATATTGAGAACTCATTAACAACATTAAATCAAAAAGATCCTGTGTCGGAAGAAAACACAAGACTTTGGAATACAGGTGTTGATAGTGATAAAGAAATTGCTAGAAAGAGAAAAAGAAAACTATCTTATTACTCAAATATTCTAGTAGTATCTGATCCAAAACATCCAGAGAATGAAGGCAAAGTTTTCTTATACAAATTTGGTAAAAAGATATTTGATAAGGTAACTGAAGCAATGCAACCGGCATTTGAAGATGAAGCGGCAATCAATCCGTTTGACTTTTGGAAAGGTGCAAACTTCAAACTTAAAATCAGAAAAGTTGATGGTTATTGGAACTACGACAAATCTGAATTTGAAAGCGTATCAGCACTTGCTGGTAATGATGAGGAGATCAAAAAGACTTGGTCAAGTCAACACGCTTTAAAACCGTTTTTAGCGGCTGATAATTTTAAAACCTATGAGGAACTCAAAGAGAAGCTGAATAGGGTGTTATCGGGTGCTAGAAAAACTGAAACCGTTGCTGTTGCAGACCTCCCACCTACAACAAATGGTTCAGTAAAAAGTAGTACAAACTCGCCAGTTGCTAGTGATGATGACGATACAATGTCATATTTTAGTAAATTAGCAGAGGACGAGTAAGACTCTCTCTCTTGGTAGTACATACTTTAAGGGCGCTTTAGGTAACTAAAGTGCCCTTTTTTAAGCATAAATATAGCATATGCCGTCAATATTAGATCCATTAGTAGATAAGGCCGCAGGTGTCAGAAAAGGCACTAGGTGGTATCAACAAGCAATTGCTTCTATCGCAGATAAAATATCTGCTAGAAGACTAATGAGTCAAGGTAAATTAAACGGCAGACCTAGTATTGGTCGTTTAAATATGTTCTTTTATGACCCTAAATATAAGAAGACATTACCATATTATGATACCTTTCCTCTAGTATTACCTATTGAAAGAATACCAGGTGGATTTGCAGGGATTAACTTTCATTATTTAAGACCTGGTGCTAGATTTACTTTGTTAGAAAGATTACAAAAGTTTTCTACAAGAGGTTCAGAAATAACTACTAGAAATAGGTTTGATGTCAGTTATGATAGAGTTAAGAATATACCATTGGTTAAAAATACGATTAAGAAATATTTGTTTAGTCACGTGAGATCAAGTTTTTTAAGAATAGATTATGACAAGGCAGCATTATCAGTTTATTTACCAGTGGCACAGTTTAAAAAAGGGAGTCCATACTAATGGCAATATTAAGAGGCGGAAAAAGAATTGGTGGTTATGATGTTCGTATCGGAATACCACGAGATAGATCGCTAGATGATGTAGCAGGCGACAGTAGATTACAGCGAAGAATGGGTAGTAATCCTGAAACTACAATAGGTCGTTTTCAATCATATGTAAATGAGGCAGAAGGTTTTGCTAGAAAGGCAAGATTTTATGCTGAGTTTAATTTACCTAAAGGTATATCAGATGGTGCTTTATTTTCAGAAGGTTTTGAAGACACATCATCAGCAGCACTAGAGAAACAAGCATTTCCATCACAAACAGATTTACTTGCCATACAACAGGCAAATGGTAGACGAGTAAGAGCATTTTGTTCTTCAATCAGTATGCCTGAAAGAGAGATGTCAACTAAAGAAATTAGACACGGCAATGCACCTGCTAGAAATTTTGTATATGATATGAAATCATCTGGTATATCAGCAACATTTTATGCTGATAAATTTATGAGAGAAAGATCATACTTTGAATTATGGCAAAAATCTGCTATGTCAACATCATCTACATTTAATACAAACTATTATGATAACTATGTTGCTAACCTAAACATATTTCAATTAGGTCAATTTGCTAGCAGACAAGAACGGGACGATATAACTTATGGTGTACAATTGATAGATTGCTTTCCTAGTAAGATAGGTGCGATAGAATATTCCCACGACGCTAATAATATACAAACAATAGATGTAGATTTTTCATTTAGATACTGGATTAATTACTTTATAGATAAACAAGGTAATATAGAATTAGGACAA